TCTCGAAGTGAGGGGATAAAGTTTGTGTCAGCATATTGTTTGCGTTCTAAACATTCTTCCATTGACTCATAGGCTATGCTTGACCAACCATCTGGTTGAGCAAAGTCTCCGGGTGTCCAAAGACCGTTAAGCAAGAAATAGAATACTAACCAAGTCTTCACGGGCTGTTTCTAGATGTTATCTTTGTTTGGTACTATAGAACTCTTACCAAATAGGTCAACTGCCTTCCAAGATGAATATATCTTCCAGGATGGCACTGAAGGGTGTGCATCTTTCATAGCATGATAAAATACTTTATCAGAAGCTTTCTTAGCCTTTGCTATAAGATCTGCGTCTTCCTTGTCCTTCATCTTCCAACGATATTGTCTAATAGTCTTGTATAACAAATCGTGAATGATTGCCGCTCTGGCTACATCAAATGGAGCAATAAAGGCCCACATAGCTCTTGGTACTGAAGCTAGATCAGTAACAAATCCTGTTGGTACAGTTATTGTTTCAGTTTTGTTGGTGTCTCTTTTAACTTTAACACCTACACCTTTCAACGAAGCTATTTCATCAACTGTCAAGTCCGCTGAAGTGTATGACAGGTCTCTGCCTAATACCCACTTACGAGGTGGATCAAACTCTGCCATGATCTTATTATTAAATTTTCCCATATACTTGCCCTCTCCTTCTGCAAGTATATTTATCTGCTATTATAATTTATATGTAATTGGATAATGGAGCGGGTGAGGAGAATCGAACTCCTAGCATCAGCTTGGAAGGCTGAGGTATTACCACTATACGACACCCGCATTTAAGTTGTATACTACTTATAATACTATATAACAATGTACCTGTCAACCGATTTTGTGAAACTTTTTATTTTGATAACACTAAATACAGTATAAGGGAACAAAGCCATGAGAAAACGTACACGATCAATACTAGAAGAGTTAAACAGCATTCATAGAACTACCAATAATGATGCTCTTATCCAATCTACTGGTAATAACATTATTGAAAGTGCTATCAATCTGCTTAATAGGGTTACAGAAAGCTATGATCCGGATACCGCACAGGAGATTGAAAGACGTTTTATCAACAGTATTAGAAGCGGAGACCCTCGTAAGTTTAAACGTGGTATAGATAAAATAGTTGAAGCAAGGAAATCAGATGATACTAAATGAGGGTGGTAACGTATTCAAAACAGCAGATGGTGGCGAGGCAACACAGCGAATAAACAAAGCTGATGTAGAGCCTACACTTAAATGGCTAGAAAAAATCACAGGACTTGACCATGTAAATTTTATGCTAGGATCAACTGGCATCAAACCTACATCAGGTGACTTAGATGTTGCAGTTGACAAAGAGAAAGTTGACAAGAACGGTCTAGTAGCAAAACTAAAAGCATGGAAAGATAAGAACGCACCTGATGATGAAGACAGAGCCTGGATAGCAAAGACAGGTATTAGTGTACATTTTAAAACACCTATCAATGGTGATCCAAAGAAAGGATTTGTACAAACAGATTTAATGTTTGGCGATCCTAAATTTATGCAGTTTGCTTTACGTGGTGCGGCTGATAGCGAATTCAAAGGACAACACAGAATGATCATGATAGCCAGTATTGCAAAAGCACAAGGCTACAAATGGTCACCAACAAACGGATTAGTAGATAGAATTACTAATGAGCCTGTAACCAAAGATCCAAACGAAGTAGCAAAGACTTTAATGGGTGATAGTGCAAGTGCTGATGATATGAGAAGTGTTGAAACTATTAACAAGAAAATTAAAACAGATCCTAACTATGAGAACTTGGTTAAAGATGCCAGAGACTACTTTGAAAAAGAAGGTTTGAAATTACCGTAATGAAATTTTTTGAATTCAATCATATCCTTAGAGAAGGTGCTCGTATAGATCATGCAGAAGATGTTATCTTCTGGGAAGGTAGCAAAGGAGCAAAACGTGTTATTGATTCTATCATAGGACTAGCAAAAGGAAACACACAATCACTAACAATCAAATGGGACGGCTCACCAGCAGTTATATTTGGTAGAGATGAAAAGGGTGAGTTTGTGTTTACAGACAAGTCAGGTTTCGTTGCAGTAGGCTATGATGGTAAATCAAAGTCAGGCGACGATGTTGAGAAGATGCTATTAGGCAGAGGCAAGGGCAAAGAGAAAGATGATAATTATAAAAGATTTGCAGGCAACATGAAATCAGCTTTTCCAATATTTGAAAAAGCAGTACCAGAAGATCACAGAGGCTACTTCAAAGGCGACTTATTATATTTTAACACACCAGAAGACAGTAACGGTGCATTCACCTTTAAACCAAATATTGTTTCCTATACCGTAAAGACAGACAGTGACATAGGTAAACGTATTTCAGGCAGTAAAGCAGGGGTTGTAATTCATAGAATAGTTGACCCGGACGGTAGTGAAAAACCTTTAACCGATTATGATATATTTCAAGGTAACGATTTGTTAGTGTTACCTCCAGTCACTGTACAAGAGCCACCACAAGTAGATATGAGTGGCGTTAATAATATCAGTGCAATCGTTACTAAAAATTCGTCAGCAATAGATTCATTACTTGATAAGAACACATTAAGGCAAATGAAGATGACAGACTTCTCAGAGGTGTTATACAAATATGTTAACAGTAAAGTAGATACAGGATTAGATAACTTAGGCAAAGACTTTATGCAGTGGTTACAGAACAGTACGGTTTCTGCACCCAAAAAGGCAAAGATGACTGAGTATGTCAAAACAAACATAAAAGCCTTTAGTGCTTTATGGCAAGTTGTTTCAGGTATTATGAAAGTTAAAGATAATATTATTGATCAACTTGAACAACAACCTGCTGATGTAAAAGCATCAATGGGAGATAAATCAGGTGGAGAAGGTTATGTACTGGCTCATCCAACTGGTGATATTAAATTTGTTAATCGTGCTGGCTTTAGTGCGGCTAACAGAGCAGTACAAAGATAAACAACGGAGATAAAAAATGAAAGCGAATGAATTTATACCGGTACCAGAAGCAATGGACGGTAATCAAGACTTTGAAAACAAGATGGCAAAAATTGGAAGAGTCATTATGGACATGGGCATGAAAATGAACAAGGACGATGCGGCTCTTGAAAAAGGAACCAAGTTTGGAAAACTAGGTGATGCCTTAACAACAATAGGCAATCCAGGTGGTCCAAAGAGCATGGGTGATTTAGTTAAGATAAGTGGATTAAGTCCTAAAGAAATCAAACAAGCAATGGCTGTTGGACAAGAGATGCCTGATCCTGTTAACAAGATGAGAGACAAAAATCCTAGCCCAGATATTGATGGTGACGATGAGTTTGGAAATGAACCTAGCGATGCTGAAATCGATAGAATGGCTACAGACTTTGCAAGAGGCTAACAAGTAAGGATAACCAGTAATGGAACTAGAGTTTTTATCAGACCTATACGAAGCTAGAATGACCCGAAACTCGGGTGACACAGCAAAATTAACCTATAATGATTGCTGTGAAAGATTGTACCTAACTATGTTGGTACTTGAACTTCTTAGTAAGTATCCGAAGTATATGCCTTATGCAAGAGCTTATGCAAAGAAAACTAAAGACGCAAACTATAAACGTTTTCAAATGCATGGCACAGACTTACATAACTTCATTTACTTTGTGAATGGTGATGACGAAGCCCTAGCAAAACTTAAAGACCCTGATAGTGCTAGAATGGTAGCAAGAAGAACTACACTACCAACAAACAATATCAATAGATATCTATCAACACTATCTTCAGGACAAGTATCAAGACCTACTGAAACATTTATGAGTATAGAAACTGCACTCAAGATCTCCAACACAGACTATAAAGCCACTCGTAGATTATTAGGAAACTTTGATAAACTATCCACAATGGAAAAGAAAAAGGTAGCAACTAGATTAGCTCTTGCTACCAGAGCCAAACTAAGAAGCAGTGATATAATCATATACATGGAAGAACTATTAGCTGAACGTGATTTAGAAACAAGATCAGTTAAGGACAATGAACCAACTATTTCAATCGCTGACATAGGTGTATCAGGACAAGAACTTTCCATGTATAGATTCTTAGTTGGTGCAAAGAATTTAGTAGGTACTAAAAAGTTTTTAGAACTTGCTCGTAGTGGAAACAGTATTCCATCTACGTTTGTAAAACAATACCTACCTGCCATAGTATTAATAGACGATATAGTAAAAGCAGGGCCAGGATACGTACAAATGCTTAGATCTTTGCAAAAACGAGCTAAAAGACGTCGATAACAAACTATTTTTCCAAAATCTTATAAATACTAGTAACATCACACAAGAGAAACGTGTGTTGGTCATTAGAAAATAGGAGAAATAAAATGGCTGGAATAACAAGAGGAAACGGAT